GGAACGAGTTGAAGGCATTCACACGGCTGGCGGCCGCGTAATTGCCTCCCACACGACTCCGACATCCGCAGTCCGGTCCCGAAGAACCAGAACTGCTTTCCAGTCCTCCCTCCACAGCTTGGTGGAGGGCGCCGCCAACGCACATGTCGTTGGCACGGACTGGTGGGTGGGTCTGGCCGCTGTTCTATCAGCGGACCGCCCAACCCGAAAAGAAGGGTGTAGGAAGGGAGCGAGACAGCCTGGTGGACAAGCGGATTCGGCACCGCATAAGCGCTGGAGAGCGCAGCTCGATCGATGGGAGTCGGGCGCTTCGCGACCTGTCGCAAAGACCCCTAGGGGTCTCGTTGACAAGGTCACGAAACAATTACTCACCACCAGCCAAGCGCGCGCCTGGCGCCGCGACCGGGCGGTCCGCGAAGTGCGGACACGCCTGGGCGAGGTGCGCGCCACGGTGGGGGTCCTCGAAGTCGAGGGGGCCCTCACCGGAGCGTGGTCGCCGCTTACAGACGGCCTTCGTTTCGCACAGCGAAACTTGGTCGTACTGCAAACGGCGCACACGCTCGCCTTCGGGCGAACACCGTTCGGCGACCGCAGGGTCGAAGCGCAACGGGCAGTCATGCGATTACTCGCACTCCTGCACGCTGCAGTCTTCGAAGGACCTGCGGGCGTCAAGCGGTGGGCGCACGAAAGACGTCTGGCGGCAACCGGCGCCCACATTACCCGAAACGGGATGTGGGGTCGGGGCGTCAGCAAACAGCGTCTGCACGATGCCTCCACGCTGGCCCGAGCTGTCGTTCACGAAGCCTCAAAGAAGCAACGAGAACAACACGAACTCGAAACTCGGTTACGCATCACCTCGACCAAGCACGTTGTTCCAATGGAACTCCGTGCCCGGTTCCGGCGACATGTCACCGAGGCCCTGGGGAGACGGCAAGCAAAGACACTCGCCGAACACGCTGCAGCGCGCGGAGATACAGACCACGCGGTGTTCAACATCCCTCGCAAAGAGAGAGGCCAACACCGTGCGGCGATCAACGCGCGAAGAGTGTGGTCCGGGTATGCCTTCGTGCCTGCCGAAGAGCAGACCCCACGTACCGCCCTCGCCGGGCAATTATGCCGTCGGTTTGCGGAAGACTCGGTTTCCGTCTGCACCGTCCGTATTTACGGGCGAGTGTTCGACGTACGCCTCTTCCAGGGGCATCACACGATCTTACAGATCGAGTATGCCACCGAACGAGCACCCGACGGAACGTTACGAGGATGGTCCGCCATGGGACACGCCATCAAAGTGGCGCGTCCCGCAGCCCAGGTTCAAGTTCGCCGAGTTGCGAGGTACCTCTTGGCTCGCCGCGAGTACAATCGCGCTGTGTCAGCCGACGCCGCCATCGCGCGCGCCGCCCTCGGGTTCGGATTCCCGCGACTGGGTCGCCCCCTCTGGAGGGGACCAGATCCAGCAGCAGGAACCGAACCTTCGGACGAGGAGTGCGCGGCCAGCACTGCACGCGTCAACAAGGCGTATGCTGCGTGGCGAGCAGCTCAGCAGGATCTCGGGAAGCCATTGGTGTGTGTCGACCCAGAACGTTGGTTCCGGGCGTCATTCAGCACACTGGCGGCTCTCCGAGACTCCTGCGAGCGGCTCACCGAGCGCAGTCACACGCTCTGCGACGTTACCGCCGTTGCAGATCCCACCGGGAAGCTTCGCGGCATCACCCGCCACGACCCAGACCTTGTCCGGGCCGCGAAGGGTGCTACCGCTTGCATCCTCGCTGCTCTCCGAAGCGTACCTCAGAGCGCAGCGATGCTCAAAAACGAGCCTGTGGATCTACGTTGGCGGGGCAGTGGGGACATTGTCGCCTACAGCGCAGACCTCTCGGCTGCCACGGACCACATCGGAAACGATCTGGCCCACGACGGACTCGAGAGCGCGTTGGACGCAGTGGGCGCACCACGCTGGCTTCGGGCGATCAGCCACCACATCACGTCCTCCATTCGGGTCCAGTACGAAGTACCAGTCCCGGGCGGAGAACCCGACGAGGTGGTGCTCGCCGAAGCGCCGGTCACCTGCGGAGCACTTATGGGGTTGGGTCCAGGATGGACCACCCTATCATTGCTCAACAGGTTTGCGGCGATCAGCGCGGGCGCTCAACGTGCGTCGTTCGCTGTCTGCGGAGACGATCTCGTCGCCATCTGGCCGCGCACTGTGTG